GGTAATTCACTAAACAATTTATCCTTTATCTTAGAGGTAAAAGCATCAAAAACTAATTCATACGAAGATGACATCTGCTATACTCACCCCTTTTTTGATCGAGTTCCTTCATCTTTTTTAATAACTGGTTTAACCGGAGCAGAATCCAAATTTTTTTGTTGAATAACTGGTAGGATATCTTTTCCACTATAACTTTTAATCAAGTTAATTTTAAGAATATCACTTAAGGAAATATTGATCGCTTCTTGAACAATGTTGTCCAATGTAGAATTAGGGCAGTTTTCAAGTACTTCTTCTAAATAATTTACAGATTTATTATTTAGTAAATCTATAATTTGTTTTTTATCAAATGTATATTTACCAAGTGGTTGTAAATCAAGTTTTTCTCTTGCTAAATCATTTTTTATCAAAAGTTCCCCATCTTCATACTTACCTAATTCTTTATTATAAACTTCAAATAATTCCCTGACCCCTGCTTCATTCATAGCAGATTTTAACTCTTTCATTTCTACTTCTTGTACGCTTCCGGGCAAAACCCATGTACGTCTAACATGAAAATTTCCATTGTTGACTGTGTAACCACAATCACCACGACTATTGTTCCAAACAGGAATTAAATCTGTATCCTTTATCAAACTTTTTTTGGCAACCAAAGTGATTCCTCCATTAAGCTAATTTTAAAGGAGATAGAGGGTACATCTCACAACATTCCATATCTCCATGAACATTATTTTACTATAAAAATTAGAGAGCTGTGTTACGGAAAATCCCTAGAGTATTTACGAATACCGTTCCAATTGCGAACTTCTTATAAATTTGGAACTCCATAGAGCCATCTGCATTCCTAACATCTTCCATAATTGAATTTCCTTCGAATGCTAATTTGATAATTTTATTTTCTAACGAAGGTATTACATAACCATATTGATTATCAAGAACTTCAGTAGTATTTGTTTCATCTAAATAAGATTGTGGCATAAGAATAGTATTGCATCCTGCATATCTTCCGATATAGCCTTGATTTCTTACGTCTTCTTTATCTGCATCACCAATGAAATTAGTGTCAGGAGTAACGGAAGCAGCAAAAGTAGGTGTACAGAATAAATTTGGAACACCATATGTGCGAATAGCATTAATAAGAGCTTTCATTTTAGTAGCATCAAAACCTGCATGAGTTTTATAGTTGTTAGCAGGAACAGAGGATGTTAATGCTTTTAAAGCATCTTGAATATCCATATAAATACGATATTCTAAACCTTCCATTAAAGCATCATAAAGATCAACTAAAGAATCTGTACCATCTAAAAATCTTTCCAATTCAACTAAAATTCCACCACCACGAGCATATGCGACCAAATCTAGATATCCACTATCGAGTTGTGCTACTTCATAATTTGAACCAGCACCTACTTTTGTAATGAAGTTTTTAACCCTTGCAACACCCTTTTTAACTTTGAAACGTATTTTATCACCTTGAGCAACTTGTTTTGTCTCGCAATATTTATCCAAAACAGAAAGAACTTTTTGAGGCAATACAGCATCTACGGACTCGGAAATAATTTGAAATACCATCCATTTATTTGCTTGAAACTTATAAAAATCAACTTTCCCATCGGATTTGATCATATCATTTAATTCTTTTCTTAATGCTCCCTCGGTTTCAATTACAGAGAAAGACGATACTGGTTTTTTATTATAAACATCGATAGCCATTTGTTTTAATTTAATAATTTCATTCATGTTATTTTATTCTCCTTTCAAATTATATTTAATTAATTAAGCAATTGTAACAACAAATTTGATAGCAGTTCTTCCATTAGCAAGAGTAGTAACTGCTTTAGCTTTAAGAACAACTACTTCTGTTCCACCGGGGGCAGCGACTAATTTAATTAAACCACTTGCATCAGGAATTCCATAAACAGCAGTCGCACTGATTGCAGCAGTAATAGCAGGAACGTCAGCATAAACAGCATCGTCAACTAACACTGCGTTAGTGATAATGGTATCCCCCACGGTAAATTTGTACATCACAGGAAGCATTTCACCTAAATTTACAGCAACAGTTTCTTTGCCAAGCCCCTCATAATCTTTTACAGGGGAATTGTGAAGATAAACATAATCAGTAATAGCAGTAGGAAGATCAATTTTCTCAGCGAATTCGTTAACAACAAGTAACATGCCATTTTGTGCAGGAGTCGAGGCGAAATCTGTTGAATTTAAAGCGAATTGGTTTTTGATATCTCCAGTTGTTCTAGATAATACACGAGGAGTTTCACATACAGCATATTTACCATCAGGAATTAATTTATAAGTAGCCATTTAATTATTCCACCTTTCAAATTATTATTTATTTTTTATACTTATTTATAATATCTACATAGATTGGAGCATCTACATCTTGGTCTCCATCTACAATAGAAAACACTAACTTATCTTTTTTATCCTTATTTTTCTTAGAGAAAGTTTTCCCTTGTTCTAGCTCCATCTTTTTCTTTCCCCAAACCGCAAAAAGTTTTTCTTCTAAAATTTCAATTGAGTATTCGTTCATTTTTGCCTTAATATCAGAAACATCTTCTTCTGTTAATCCCTCAAATTGTGAAAATAAATTTTCTTTTTCTATGTTTTCTTTTTGGAGCTTAAATTCTTTCAATGAATCATTTTCTTCTTTTAATTTAGTAAAATCAGATTCAATGATTTCTTTTTCTGATTTTACTTTTTCAAAATCATTTTTCAATAACTCATAATTGCTACGCATTGCGTCTAATATGGTTTTTTCTTCTTTTGTTAATCTCTCTTGAAATACTTCAATTCTATCTCCATCAAAAGAAACATTGTCACCATCTTTTGTATAAAATTGACGGAATATCTTAGTCCCATCCCAATTTTCATACTCAAATTTAACATCAAAAACTTGGTCTATGTAATACCATTCATTATCTTCTGACTCGACAGGGGAGAGTAACTGATATAATGCGTATCTAATGTCTGAATGAGAAAGTTCAAATACTTTTTGAAACTTTTCGACTATTTCTTCTTGTTCTACAATTTCTTCTTCAAATACTTCTGTTTCGACTGTTTCCGTATTATCTTCAGTAGTATTTTCTTCAACTACTTCTTCAAAATTCTCAGTATTAAGTTCATTTAATTTGGTTTCTAATTCTTCAAAACTCATTCCTTCAATATCAAACGGTAGATTATCAGTTGTGAAATTAAATTTTTCTAAAAGTTCTACAATTTGTTCGTCCAAAACTTTACCTCCTTCTTCTACAGAATTATTTATATTATATTGATTTAGAGTCTCTTTCAACTCTTGCATCATAATAATAAACTTTTCTTTAGAATTGCTTTCTGAGAATGTACCTGTTGTTGCTAATGCATTTTCCATACCTGTCCCAAAATCTTTATTTAAAAATGTAATACCAGTATATCTATAGTCTGAAATCTTAAAATATTTTTCTTTTGCATTATAAGAATACTCGTCTACAAGAATTTCCATTGAAAGTTTAATATCGTTATCTCTTTCAATAATATCTTGGGCGTAATTTGCATACCCTTTCCATATGTAACAATCTACAAAAACATAATTCTTATCATTGAACCCTTCAATTGTATGATTACAATTTTCAGGTACAACTCCAATTGGGGTTTCTTGATATATTAATTTATATTCTCCCTCACTGGTTTTGCTTTCTTCGATTGACATATCATGACCACAAAATTGAGGTTCACCATTCTCATCAAATATGACATTAGCAAGAATAGGAATGTTATATATTGATTCTTTTGCATTCTCCATATCAGAAACTTCAAAGTACGATGAATTTGGATTCTTTTTGTCGTGGCACACCCTTAATCGCATTTTTATAAATTTATCTGAATCAAAAGTATCATCTATTTCAAATGAAGTTGCTAAAGATATATTTTGTAATTCTGGTTTATTCAAGTGTTTTCACCTCCTCTCAATTTTAAAATATCATCTTATTATTAAAACAATATTTTTTCTTATCTACATTAGAGAATTCAAATTTTATATTTATATTATTAATGAAAATATGTTTATTAAAATTTGAACTTACTAATTGATAACCTTTAGAAAGCAATTCATTTTTTAATTGCTCATCGAAACAATATATAAAATTCGTCATGCTCTGCCCTCATTGCCTCCGTTATTTGCTGTTGCTGAACCTGCTTCAGTTAAATTAGTTTCATCAGAATTAGGTCTACCTCCATCTGCTCCTGAAGTGGTGTGACTCGAAAGGAGAGGTTTAAGCAGTTTATCTAACCCTAAATAATCCTCAAAATATATCATATTTATTACTGTAGACTGTTTTGTTCCTGACACCACAGGAGGTAATAATTTCATATATCCATATGTTGCTTGGGTAGTATACATTTTCACCATTTCGTCTCTGTTGTAATAGGTTATTGGTGGCATAAATATTTCAAAGTTATAATTGTTAGTTGGAACTACATATGAAAGTTTGTTACAGAGCCATCTAGTATAAAAATCTAACAATCTAAATGAAATCGCTTCATCATTTTGTACCGATATTTTTAAACTTAAATTCCCCGTGGCATTTAATATACTTTGTGAGAATCCTGCATCAGTAAATAATGTGCGTTCTGCCAAAAGTAAAGTGTCTTCTTGAGCTTTACTAGAATTGTCTTGAAGATTTAATGCATCGATTGGACAGGGCGAAGAAATTCCATCTACATAATCATTACCTTGTAACATTTTAACAAGATTTGCATGTAATGCCTGTGCATCAGGTAGTTCAAGAAGAACATCTCCTGTTTCCTCATTCATAGGTAATTTTTGAACAATTAGTTTCTTTAAATCCATTTTCGTCTTAACTTTTTTCAAAGATTTATATTCTTCAAGTTCGACTAAATCTTCAAAAATACCAACAAAGAATGGTACTCCAAAATCATCATATTGGTAACACATTGCATATTCTGGACTTAAATCATAAAACCAAGGCTCAGTTAATTGACCTTCTCTGCCATTTAAGTAATCAATATAAAATTCCAAGAATTCAGATGGATATTGATCAATCATAATTTGTCTTTCTTCTATATTTCTAAATGTATTGAAATATCGTATATCAAATTGAACTTGATATACCCCATCAACCTTCGCTCTAGTCCTGCAATAGTCTATAGGCAACTCTTGAATTGCTTTAGTATCACCTAATTCCCTTAGATACCCAAAGAACGCACCATTTACAAATACCAATTCACTTATCTTTGAAAAGGTGTCTTTAATAAATAAATCATCTATGAAGTTTAAAGATTTATCAAAGTATGTAGTAAATTTCGTATCTTTTAGCTTGCGATATGTTTGTTTAGCTGGAAGAACTAAATAATCATAAGTTAACATATTTGCTTGATGATTAATTAATCTTTTATACATACCACTATGAGACCAAAAATATCTAGAAACTTGACGTAATCCTTTAACATTTTTATTATCAATTAAATTTATTATATCTTGCCTAGTGTATTGGAGCTTTGTATCAATGTTCTTCCATTGAAGTGCGTATAATCCTTCTGATATTTTTACATATTGCATTCCTTCTGTAATATTTCTATAATCAGATATATCTATTTCTCGTTTCTTTTTGGTTGAATCTTGAGAAGTTGATATTGAAGAAGAGGTATCTTTTTTCTTTCTTGGCAATTTTTATTTTCACCTCCTTGTGGTTTTATTAATTTATTATTTATTAGTTGTAGAATTGGTATTGGGCAATGTTGGATGATTTGCGTTTTTTGCCAGTAATATTCTTTCTCCTTAATTCTGATAAATGCCATGCTAACATCGCACATGCATAAGCTCTATCATCATTCATTTTATGTGCTTTGTCTGCTGGTAAATCATATCTGCAATTTCCATTTGAACTCTCGAACCTATAAATGTTAACAAGTTCTTCTTTTAATAGATCAATTTGTATTAAAGCCATTTCTTCTTCAAATGACAATTTATGTATTTCTGATTTAATTTCTTCTCCTTCCCCTTCTGTTTTATTGAAAGTTAAGTAACCCTTCCCATCATATGTTTCTGGAAAAGAAATTAAATCTAAATTCATCATTTCGATCAATGCCTCGAACAACTGCTTTTTGTATTTCTGAGGCGACACTAATTTTAGTTTATCAACAGCATTTGGAAATTTTGATACGTAATCTGCTGATTCAATCTTATCAATCAAACCTCTGTGTTTATTGCCTTGTTTATCAATCCAATCTTCCATAAAATAGTCAGCAATGTTCACACCAGCTCCACCTGCTCCTGAATCAATCCCTAATACTTCAAGATTTTCATAATCAGCAGATTGCCTCCCATTATAATCAAGTATCATTTGTTTGACTAAATCCACTTGTTCAGGAGTCCTCATCGGAGTTTTTTTCTTTTTACCAATATCAACAAAACTAACACCACTACTTATTTTTAATTTATATCCAATCAATTCGTCCCATATAAATTCCCCAACTATACATACACTATTATCGTAAGAACGTGCCGGATCATACATGATCCCGAATTTACTTTTATTTTCATTATATAAAGTAGGAACTCTTAATTCTGAATTTCTAATGATAGTTGAACGTTTAATAATTTGATTATTACCTCCCTCCGTAGTGAAGATATTTTTATACTCTCGGAGGGCTTTCTCTTTGTTTTCTCTCATTGCGGAGTCAATTTTATCTTGTGTTAACAATGCGACTGGATATATCTTTCCATTATATGTTGCATTCATAACTATGTCTGAACTAATATCTGCGACAAAAAATCGTTTGTCTCCTAAAAACATTTTCTTACTAAAATCTCTATACTTTCTAAAGAAATAAGTATCTATACTAGAAGCTGAAGAAGCATATATTAATTGGTTTGGAAATTGTTTAGGGTATAATGTTACATCAATATCTCCACCGAGCTTAAAGTCTGCGTTTTGAGTTGTAAAAGGCTCAGAAGTTGTAAATAACTCATCCGAAGCAAATCCTGACTCATCATAAAAATTTAAATTTGAGCGTTTTGAGCGATTTGAATCGACAGCACCATTAAGAGAATGTGTTGTACTTCCATTATATAGAGAATATTTAAAACTTGCAGGATTATGAGTAAATCCATCTGTATTTGCTGCTGATTTAACGGTTTCATTTAAAAAAACATCTGTTAAACCAGTAAATGATGCAATATTATTTTTGGCAATATTCTCTATTTTCATAAACATTTCTTGACTCTGACTTCCGACACCAGCCAAAATATATGAATTAAAATTTGGTATCAATAAAGATTTAGCCATTATAAAAGGAGATCCAAGTGTTGTTTTACCCGCATTTCTACCCATACACCAAACACAAAAAGGAGTCTTCCAACTTTCCATTAAAACATATTTCTGATAATCTAAGAGATCAATTCCAAACACTAATTCTATAAATCGCAAAGGCCACTTTCTGCCCCATTGAATTATTTCTGCAAGTTTTAAATATCCATCTATTTTTCTTTGTGACATCATTTTATTATTCACTAATGATGCCACCACTCTTTATTTTTAATAATCTTAATTCTTCTTCTAGTTCTATGTTTTTGGAATCCAATTTTTCAATTATTTCCCTTTGTTCATTTATCATTGCCGTATAATCATTTTCGTCAAATTGTAGTTGTTTTCTTATACTTTCGTTGCTTATATCTGCAACTTGTCTCATACCATCACAAGTTTCAATATCATAGAGATTAACTTCAACTTCCATAAAACCTTTTTCTTGTAATTGTTTCATAATTCCAGATAATGTACCTGCCCCTTTGGATTTCTTGTTTGAATGGTTTACAGATATACCATTATCCTTTGCCATCGCAAGGATAGCACGATACATTTTATCTTTTGCTTCAAATAATGACTTAATACCGCCAACTTGACTTTGTACAGAATCAATATCACTAGTCATTAACGCTAATGCCTGATTAATTTTATCTATTTGATTAAAACTCTTAGATATTTCTATGACTATTGGTAATTTAAAAGAATCTTCTAGAGTTGATTCATCTAACATATCAACTAGAGAATTGTATAATCCTTTTTGGTCTAAGGGGTTTTCATTTTCAAATGGATCATATCCAACCATGCGAATTACGTCTTCTTTGTTGCGTTTATCTTCTTCTGTCCATTCGACATTTTCTATAGTTTCAAATATATTTTTTTCACCACTTGTGTCAATAAGAGTAGAGTCGAAAAATGTTTTTGAACTATATTGAGGAAGACTGTTAATCTTTTGAAAATATATACCTGCTATGTTAGTATTCCCATTTGTAGCTTGTTGTGCTACACTTGGATATAAGTTTGAATCAAAATATACATCTAATAATCTACATAAAAAGTACAATGCAATCTTTGTATCTTCGTATTTATTAACTAAAAATGAGTATAATTCAATTACACATTGTTTGCACACAACCATCCTATGATCATTTCCCTTTAGGATTATAGAATTTGATTTATAGAAGTCTTTCTCCTTTTGTTTTTCTTGAGTGCAACATACACATTTAAATATTATTTTATCTTCTTTAATTTGTGGCAAAGATGTAGTTTTTGCCACAGATTTTGTTCTTGCCACTAAGTCACTTCCTTTAAATTTTACTTATAGACATAATTAGCTCCTTTATTATCAAAATAAAGGAGTTTAAACACCTATAAATATTTATATCTTATTAAATCTTTTCTACTTCTCTAAATATTCCATTACATCTTGCCTAGTACCCTGTTTCCCTAACTCCAAACATTTATATGCTAATTTTAAAACACTGTCAATCTTACATTCTGGACAAGAATCATCAAAAATAACTTCTAAACATTCTTCAATAGATTCTTTCATATAATTTTCCAAGCACTCTTCACAATAGCAACATAACTCCATTGCCTCTTCTTTACCTGTGCAAATAGGACACTCACATACCTCTTTCAATTCTTCATCCTCACCAACATTACCATTTTCTACGTCCATATTGCACGTGCAATTAAAATTTGGACAATCTTCAGTTTCACAATTGCAACATTTACAAAACTCTTCTTTTAATTCCATTTCATCATCTGCAACCAACATTTCAACTTCAAATTGCTCATGATAAGTTTCTTCATTAACTTGTTGCCCATCAATATAATATGTATCATACCATCTTTGATTCTCAGCATCCCACATAGATTCATTGTTAAAAATACGCATATATTTCAATTCTCCAATCAATTATTATTATATTATGATTAATTAAACCAATTTATCAATAAATCCCATCTCTAAAGCCTTTTCTCCTAAAACATAGGTTTCATTACGTCTAATTTTCTTTAATTCTTCGTTTGTTAAATTAGTTCTACCTACAATTAACTCAGAGAATTTATTATCAACTTCACCTTTATAAAAATCCAAAACGTCTTCAACCTCGTTAGCATTTCCACCAATTGAATAACTTCCTTTATGCAGTAAATAAATAGAATTCTTACTACCTGTGCGATATTTACATGCCATAACCATATACAAGGCTGCACTCGCTGCCAAAGACAACACTTTACAATGAATTGGAATTCTTGAATCTTGAATTAATCCGATTAAATATAAACCAACATTAGCATCTCCACCTGGACTATTAATCCAAAGAGTAATTGGTTTTAATTTATCTTCAGGAACATCTTGTTCTTCAATATTTTTCATTAAAATAGGAGTTGCAATATAATCAATAGTAGAATCATCAATTTGTCCGTTCAAATATAGAATTCTTTGTTTCCATAGTTTTTTATATAATTCATCATAAACTCCATCGCTAGAAACCACTTCAAAATCTAGAAATTCAGACATAATATTACCCTCATAATCTTTCAATTTATTTACTAACTTACAGACTAACTAAGAACACAATCATATGAACAAATAAACCCACGATCACCTACAATAGTAACAGTTTGACTTGGTTCCCCTATAACTCTAATTCCAGTACAATAGGAGTCATTCACACAAAAACTTCCAGACATAATTGTTTTTACTTTTTGAATTGTGTCAATGGTAAAGTGATGGGAGTGACCAAAATATATTATTTTTGGTATTTCTTGAAGCATTAATGTTAGTTTCTCTACTATCCTACTAGGCGTATCTTTGTCACCATGAGTAAAAAAGCAAGTATTGCCTTTAATTTTACCAACTGCTATAGTATTATCAAGAATTGAATCATAAAATATTATATTACTATGATTAAGCATTCTCGCTTTAAGATACCAAATAATAAAATTCTCATATCTTTCACTATCAATAGATTCTTTCTTATCTTGAAAATTACGAGCATGATTCCCAGTTACAAAATAAATGTTTACTTTCTCAAAATGTTGACTTAATTTATCTAAAAATTTTACCATGTATTCAGAAAAATTTTGTACCTGACTAACAACATTTTCTTGATTTGAAAACCTAATTAAATTCATATGTACGCCAGAAATTAAATCTCCAAGAAATGCTACATGACAAGTATTGATTTTATGTGTCTTTTTAATATCTAATATTTGTAGCATATAGTTGGCAAGTCTTTCTAGAAAAACATCTGTATTATATTTTTCAAACTCATTATCAATTGTTAGAGCATAATGAGAATCTGAAATAGGAATTATCATTTCATTATCTTCACCATATTGATGTTTTGGTATAATAAATTCAAAGTCCTTAAATCGTCCTTTTTTAATAGTTGTTTCTAATAATTCTTTTAGACTATCGTACCTTGCAGATTGTCTTATCAATGTATTTAATTTATTTCTTTGGTCTCCAAGACGTATTCTTTCCTTCTTTAAATTAATTTCTTTTAAATCTAAGTCAGAAAGTTTCTTTTCAACAGATGCATCTCTAACAACATCTAATTTCTTTAATGTGCCATCTCTGTCTTGTCTCTTTTTTACAAATTGTCTATAATGCTCTCCAGATTTAAATTGACTCCCTTGATATTTGTTTAAATCATTCCATGAAGGATTATTGGTATTTAATATCTTTTTATATTTATCTCTATTATTCTTGAAGTCTACGCCTATTGAGTATAGCTCATCCTTTGACATTTAAAACCTCAATCAATATTTATTTTCAAATTTAATTATCATAAATCGACCATTATGATATTATTTACTTAAATCTTATCTCATATTGTTTACTTAATTTCCTCTGAATACTGGCAATCCTTACAGAAGTAAATCATCTTATCTACAAAATATTTGAGCCAAAACCGATTATTTCCACATGCAGGACAAATTGTATTGTTTTCTTCTACATTAAAATCATTCAATTTCAATCCTCCTTTAAGAGAATATTGATAGAGATGTCCCAACGATACGTATGGGACACCTCTAATACAATTTTTATCTAGGTTATATTGTGAAACCTATTTAGTATGTAATGTGCCTAAAGCACAAACGACTTCTTTGTTAGAGTTATTAACTCAATTCAACTATACATCAATTGCCCATATATGACACAAATATATAGTGCTTACCTAGAAAAAGGCATATTATAGGACTTATTGTTGATGTGAAATTAACTTAATGGGGAGAGGTAGGAGAATAATTAATTATTATAACTTTATCCTACCACTGTTCAATTAACTTGATTTACAATCTTAAAGTTAACGATGCCACACCATTTCTTTAAGTTAAATAAATCAAGTGTGGCTGGACTGTTCCGATCTTATTGTGTACTTATCTTTCATCTTCAGAAAACAAATTAATCACCACCTATATTAATCCTCTTCTTGTTCTGGATTTTCACCATCAATAGATAAATACTGGGAACAACCTGTCACTGTAATTTCTAAAACTCCTGCTTTCTTTTCTGTTCCTTCAAGTTTATAGAGTTTTTGATTCCATTCACATACAGAAGATTTAACACATGTTTCACAGTATGGATTTACATTGATCATATATTTTAAATTCCTCACTTTTATTATTTATTATTATTTAACCACTATACCTTGTGAGTATGTGGTTATTAGCTAATCATGGTGCATATACCTAAAGTATAAGACCTCCCTTAGATGCCTTTTACAATATCCTTTAGTTGCTTCCCTGCCTTAAAATGTGGTACTTCTGTAGCAGGAATAATAATTTCTTCCTTGGTCTGGGGATTCCTACCCGTTCTAGAAGCACGTTTTTTAACCGAAAACGTTCCAAAGCCGACCAACTGTACTTTTTCTTTTCTTCCTAATGCCTCTACAATTACTCCAAACACTGCTTCAATTGAATGTAAAGCATCTTTTTTAGACATTTCACCTTTAATAGCTACTGCATCGATTAATCCTTGTTTATTCAAAATTATTTATCCCCTTTTATTTTAAAATTATTATATATATTTGATTATATTCTATAAATCTGCAAACACCTTACTAGCTTTACTTCTTACATCCTCATCCAAAACAACGATTCCGACTAATGGATTACCCTTGCCTGACTCAATTAATTTCAATAATCCATTATCTTGTTTATATTTGTTTTCAGATTGTTTCCAATCTCCAGTAAATACGATACATGATTTTTCACCAATTCTAGACCCAACAAGTTTAATTAATTTAGTATTTAAATCCTCTGCTTCATCCATAATTACAAAGCTATCATCAATGGATACGCCTTTTAAAAATGAAACAACATCCATTTTAATCTTGTCTTGTCTTATTAAAAATTCAGCATATGTATCTTCTGAGTAAAAATCATCTTCTTTGTTGTTTTTTGATTTGCTTTTATAAAATCTATTTTCAGGACTCTCAATATATTGAAGAAATGGTCTACAATAGTCTGCTATTTTTTCAGACTTATCTCCTTTTAAATAACCAATATCTGCACCATCAGCAACAATAGGATTTCTAATGAACATTAAAGTATTATACGATTCCTTGGAAACAACCATATCCAATCCAACTTTTA